GTTGGTTCATTCAACAAACAAAAAGTATCAGGATTTACTGGTAACTCAACTCGTATGGACATGGCAGAAGATAGAAGTTTAGTAGCTACTATTGATGTTTATGTTTCTGACTTCGGTGAAGTTAGAGTTGTTGCTGATAGATTCCTACGTTCTTCAGGTAGAAGTGCGTTAGTAGTTGATACAGAAATGTTTGCGACTGGTTTCTTAAGACCTTTCCAAACACAAGAACTAGCAAAAACTGGTGATGCTGAGAAACGTTTACTACTCGCTGAGTGGACACTCGTTGCTAAAAACGAAGCATCTTCAGCTACTATTGCTGACTTGACAACTTCATAAAAAATATACAACAACCCGTTGTAAGGGGTAGGTTTTACTTCATTTTCCTACCCCACCCAAGATACTAATTAATAATGACCTTGAAGAACGTATCGCTTCGGAACGAGGGTTATTAATATAAGGAGACTTTAATGAGAACATTAAACGATTATTTTGTAACAGCAGAGATAGAAGACGTATCTACTGCATCTAGTACATTCGTACCAGTGCCTGACGGTGGACGAGTAATTAAAATTATATCTGCACTACAAGGTGCTATTAGTGGTGGTAATGCTGCAGTTTCTTTTGAAATTGGTGGTACAGCTATTACTGGTGGTGGCATAACAGTTGCTCACTCAGGTTCAGCAGCAGGTGATGTAGATTCAGCAGAACCAACAGCAGCTAATAGAGTTGAAGAAAATGGAACTATCGAAATGATAACAGATGGTGGCTCTACAGGAACAGCTAAATTATTAGTAACATTTGTAGTTAGGAGATAAGCATGTCAAGAATGAGAGTAACAAATACTATCGTAAGAGGTGTTACTGCTACATCTCAACAATCTACAGCTACTGATGCAAATACTGAATATGTTAGAATTGTATCTGATACAGATGGAGTCCATATAGCTTTTGGTGCATCACCAACAGCAACAACAAGTACAACAATACTTGGTGCATATGACCCTGAAGTATTTAAGATTGACGGTGGTATGAAAGTAGCTGCAATACTTGCAAGTGGAACAGGTAACATTTATATAGATGAGTTAAGCGAATGAGAAGAAAGATAGGCAATGGTCAAACATTTCATTACCATGAACCTACTGGTGAGTTTGCTATAGAACACATCGAAAATATACAACCCCTTTTAGACCAAAATAAAAAACTTCAAAATGAAGACCATAGTATACGAGACGAGTTTAGACTCTCTGCTCGTATACCTATGACTGTAGTTTATGAATGGAAAAGACTATTTGGGGTTGATGTATATAAAAAAGACCACGCACAAGCAGTAAAAAAATTATTAAACAGTCCTGATTACAGGTATCTAAAGACAACCAATAGGCGCATATAATGGCAATATCGAATTACTCAGAACTTAAATCAGCTATCGCTGACTGGTTAGATAGAACAGATTTAACTGATTCTATTTCTGACTTTATTACACTAGCAGAAGCTAGACATAAAAGAGATTTTAAACTTAGAAGAATGGAAACAAGAGTTACAGCAAACACTATAGCTGATACTGAGTATTATACATTGCCAGACCAATATGTTGCTATGCGTAATATACAATTAAACACTGACCCTAAAACATCTTTAGAATATTTAACACCTGAACAAATGGACAGGATATATGCAGGAAGTATGAAAGGTAAACCAAGAGCATATAGTATTATAGGGAATGATATACAGTTAAGACCAATACCTGATAGCGCATATGAAATAGAAATATTATATTTTAAACACTTTACTGCCTTATCAGATTCAGCACCTACTAACGAGATGCTTACAAACCATCCTGATATTTATTTATATGGCTCATTAGTAGAAGCAGAACCTTATTTACAAAACGATAAACGAATTCAAACATGGGCTAGTTTCTATGATAGAGCAAAGAAAGATATAATAGACTCTAATGAAAGAGATAGACACTCAGGTGTAGCTCCTACAACAAGAGTTGATTACGGATTATATTAATGACAGTTTGGGCAGAACAATCTACAACTAGTACCAACTGGGAACTAGAGGGAACATTTTTTTTTAAAACAGAAGATGATTTGTTCTTTTTTGCAACAGAAAACAATATTATTTTTGAGCAAGAAAACATACCAGTATTAACAGTTGATGATTGGACAGTACAATCGACAACAGCAACCACATGGACATAAATGGCAAATAAGAAATTTTCAGAATTAACAGAAGTTATTACCCCCAATAGTGAGTCTATATTTGCTACAGCTTACGATGGGGATAACTTTAAAGTTACACTAACAAACATAGCTGCAAACATGCCGTCTATTACTACAACTGGCACAGTTACAGCTACAACGTTTATAGGTAATGTAACAGGTAATGTTACAGGTTCAGTTACAGGTAACGCAGATACAGCTACAGCTTTAGCTACAGGTCGTACAATAGGTATGACAGGTGATGTTACTTGGACTTCAGCATCTTTTGATGGTACAGGTAATGTAACAGGCACAGCTTCTATAGGAAGTGGTGTTATTGTTAATGCCGATGTCAATGCAAGTGCAGCAATAGATGCAAGTAAAATACATGATGGCACAGTTTCTAATACAGAATTTGGATATTTAAATGGTGTTTCTTCTGCAATACAAACGCAGATGGACACAAAGATTACAGCTAGTTCTACAGACACTTTAACCAATAAGACTATCAATACAGCTAGTAATACGATTACAATAGTAGAAGCAGATATATCAGACCTCGGCTCATATATCACAGCATCTTCTACAGACACACTAACTAACAAGTCTGGAAATATTAGTCAATGGACAAACGACTCAGGATATTTAACATCGTTTACAGAAACAAATGATTTATCATCAGCAGTTACTTGGGCAAATGTACCTGACGCAAACATAACACAATCATCAGTTACACAGCATCAAGCAGCATTAAGTATTACAGAATCGCAGATTAGCGACTTAGGTTCTTATATAACTGCAAGTTCAACTGATACTCTAACTAATAAGTCAGGAAGTAACAGTCAATGGACTAACGATGCAGGATTTATTACAGCTTCATCTACAGATACACTTACCAATAAGTCAGGTAACATTAGTATGTTTACTAATGATTCAGCTTACTTAACTGGCAACCAAACAATAACATTAAGTGGTGATGCTAGTGGTAGTGGCACAACGGCTATTACAGTTACAGTTGCAGATGATTCGCACAACCATATCATATCTAATGTCGATGGATTACAAACAGCACTAGATGGCAAGGTAGCAGAAACAGCTTCTACAGGTAGTGCTGAGATTCCTGCAGGTACAACAGGCGAAAGAGATGGCTCACCTAGTGCAGGTTTTTTAAGATTTAATACAACTGATACATCATTTGAGGGCTACGATGGTAGTGCTTGGGGTGCAATCGGTGGTGGTGGAGGAGCATCAGCAGGTGGTGCTATCTATGAAAACGCAGATGATATAACATCTGACTATACAATAACATCAGGTAAGAACGGATTTTCAGTTGGACCAATGACCATAGCCAGTGGTGTAACAGTAACAGTTCCTAGTGGACAAAGGTGGGTAATACTATGACATGTAAGGTTAATTGCGACACATCAGATGGATTAAAATTAGTATCAGATACAAGTGGTGCTTTAGATATCCAATCAGCAGGTGTAACTAAGGTTTCTATGGATAGTAGTGGCAATGTTTCTATTGGTGGAAATGATGTTTTAACTGATGCAGCAAAAACTTTATCTCAAAACGGATATCAAAAGTTTTCTAATGGGTACACAATCCAATGGGGCAAACATACCTCATCATCAAGCTCGTTTACGGTAACTTATCCTGTAGCATTTACTACAGTTTACAGTGTAGTCTTAACACCTTTTGATACAGGAACAGATACAGGTGGAACAAGTAATGCTGATTCATTATCACCTGATAGTAATGTTGGAAATACAAGTTTTAAAGTTTCACATTATACCCCAATGGAGGGTATTTATTGGATAGCAACAGGGATAATATCATGAAGTTAGCACACATAGATGATAACAATAAAATTTTAGGTTGGTATGATTCTGAGATACACTCATCAATACCAAGTAAAACAATAGAAGTTTCTGAAGAACAATGGAAAAATTCCATTAACAATAATCATAATAAAATAAATTCTGATGGCACAACAGAAACATTTGACTTTAGAACAGATGAAGAAAAAGCATCTGACCAAGCTCGTATAGATGAGTTAGCACAAAAGGAAACTGACAAAGCATCAGGCAAAGCAAAGCTAAAAGAATTAGGATTAACAGATGCACAGATTAATGCGTTGGTAGGAGAATAATTAATGGCACTCACTTTACATGGTACAAGGGCTAGCAATACAGATGTATTAACACCTGATTTTAGTGGTGCAATTATACAGGTTGTGTCAACAACAAAGACTGATGCTTTTTCTACGACCTCTACATCTATGACTGATATAACAGGTCTATCAGTTAGTATTACACCTAGCTCGACATCTAATAAAATATTAGTAACAGGAATGGTAGTCGGCAGTCATTCAGCAGATAAACTTTCTTATTACAATTTAGTTCGTGGCTCAACAAATATTTGCACAAGCACAGGAGCTTCAAGTCTAAACTTAACAGTATTTCAAGACACAGAAGCATTTTCTGACTTTGATAGAGCATTACTACATATGCCAATTAATTTTTTAGATAGTCCATCAACAACTGCTTCTACAACTTACAAAATGCAAATACAGACTACCGAGGGAACTGTTTTTGTAAATAGAAGAGGTTTAAACAGTGCTGTAGGTGCAACATCAACAATAACAGTCATGGAGATAGCAGGGTGATAGATAGAGCAATATTAAAAATAAATCCTAATGCAAAATTTTCAGTCAATGCAGATGATATAAATCAAATAACATGGCTAGAGGGTACAACTCCTATTTCTACATCTGATATTAATGCACAACTAGGTGCAGTAGAGTTAGATATGGCATTAGAAGATTTAAGAAGAAAAAGAAATAAACTATTAGCAGAAACAGATTATTTAGCATTATCTGATGTGACTATGTCATCTGATATGGAAACATATAGACAATCATTAAGAGATTTAACAAATGGATTGGACACAGTAGAAAAAGTAAATGCTGTAACTTTCCCAACAAAACCATAGAGGAAGCAGATTAATGGCAAGTATAAAACTAACAGGTGATACTTCAGGTGAAATAACAATCTCAGCACCTGCTGTAGCAGGAACTAATACTCTTACTTTACCTGCATCTACAGGCACAATGGCTCTTACATCTGATGTTTCTGAACCAAACTTTGTTAGATTAGCAGGTGAAACTTTAAGTTCAGATGTATCTTCTATTGCTTTTAGTACATCTGTTATTACAACAACTTACAAAACATATGTTCTCTATTCAAGATTACAACCTAAAACAGATGGTGCTAGGGTTATTTTAAGAGTAAATGATAATACAGGAAGTTTATTAACAACAGTTAGTGATTATGGCTCACAAGTTTATCGTGGCTCTGGTGTAGATTTTTCAGATAGCACAACTTCTTCTGTATATCCTGTAAGTTCATCAGGTAATGCCACAGGAGAATATGCTTACTATAAACATGAATTTAGTGAAATAAGAGCATCAGATAAAAAGACAACTTTCTTATTTCAAGGAACTAATATATCTACAGCAGGTAATTGTGCATTTCTAACAGGTGGAGCAATAGCTAGTGTTGCAGAAGATAATCAAGGATTAACAGTATTATTTGATTCAGGGGATATTGCATCAGGCAGTTCTTATGTTTTATTTGGAGTGAAAAGCTAATGAAAAAATATGTAGATGGTCAATATATAGAAATGACAGCAGAAGAAGTAACTGCTAGAGAATCTCAAATGACAAAAGATATAGAGTTTACACAGTCAGTAGAAAATAAGTTAGCACAAAAAGAAACCGACAAAGCAAATGGCAGACAAAAACTAAAAGACTTAGGATTAACAGATGCAGAAGTAAATGCATTGATAGGAGAATAATGAATGGGATTAGAAACAGGAACATATATAGATAGTCTTAATACCTCAAACCCAGGGGCAACTGATTCTGTTGCTCAAGGTGATGACCACATAAGACTTATCAAATCAACAATAAAAAATACATTCCCTAACATAACAGGGGCAATGACAGCAACACATACAGAATTAAATTTACTTGATGGTGTTACGGCAAATACTACAGAACTTAACTATGTAGATGTAGCAACACTTGGTACAGCAGAAGCATCAAAAGCACTAACTGTAGATGCAAGTAAAGATGTAACAGGTATTAGAAATATTACTGCTACAGGTGCATTGTCAGTTGGGTCAGGAACAGTAGGTGGTAATACAATAGCTACACTAGCAAACATATATCCTGTTGGTTCTATTTACATGAACGCAAGTGATAGCACTAATCCTGCAACTTTATTAGGTTTTGGTACATGGGTAGCATTTGGTGCAGGTCGTGTTCCAGTAGGTATAGATGCAGGACAAACAGAATTTGATACAGCAGGAGAAACAGGTGGTGCTAAAACTCATACATTGACCATTTCTGAAATGCCATCGCATAAC